ACATACCGGTTTCAACAAGAGATGTTCACCTTCAAGTTTCTGGACTTTATTAAAGAAGCCTGTATATATGGAACAGCTTTAGGGCAAGTGAGCGTAGAGGAGTTGGATAAGGAGGATGGGAATACTATGACCATCCCTGCATTCCATCCGATTTCAATTTTTGATTTTTTTATCAATCCATCAGCTACCAGTATCCAAAAGGCAGAAGGAGTTATTAAGCGTAGCTATTGGAAAATTCAGGATTTGAAAAGGTATCAAAGGCTGAAGTTAATAGATGGGGTTGAATGGATAGAAGGTAAGTCTGATATAGATGAGGAGACGAGATATAGATTCGAGCCGGATGTAGATGCTCGGAATGATTTTAATGAGATAGAAGTTCTGGAATATTGGGGGTGGCTTGATGAAGAAACGCTTCAGAGGGCTGGTTATCAATATGATACTGAAGATGGTGGGGCTGAGGTCTTTGCAATCGTAGCAAAGGGAGTAACCTTGAAGTTGGGTCCTAATCCATACGCTACACAAAAGCGACCATTTGTGGTGGGTTACTATGAAAAAGTGCCCAATCAATTCTATGGAATTGGTATCACTGAAATGGCCCAGGGGCCTCAGCGGGCACTGGATGCTACAGTTCGGGCCAGGATGGATAATAGGGCCTTATCAAATAATCTTGTGTTTGGAATGAACCATAGGAAATTAACGCCAGGTCAAGACTTGAAGTTATATCCTGGTAAGATATTCCTGGTAGAGGGTGATGTTAAGGAGGCTATTCAACAATTCAAGATACAGGACATTACGGAACATACCCATCTGGATGCAGCCGAATATGGACGGTATATCCAGGAGGCCAGTGGTATATCAAAAATGGTTGGCGGGTTTGCTGCGAAGGACGCCAGGCAATCAGCGACTGAGTCTTCATTGCTGATGCAGCAAGGTAACATTGGTCTGAAAGTTTGTGCCGAACAAATGGAAGGTAGTGCCATCATCGAAATTTGCCGGTGGTATTACCAGATTACAAGTCAATTTACCCAACAGACAGACTTATTCCCAATAATGGGTGAGAATAATAAAGAGATAATGGTCTCTATGAATGTTACAGAATTGATAGGGGACTACCTATTTAGGGCGATGGGAACTGTTACGGCTGGCAAAAGAAATTCCATCGGTAAGTTGATGGAGTTCCTGGGACAAACAGCTAATCCCTATGATATGCAATTGGTTAATAGGGGTTATCTCCTAAAGAGGATTTACGAGTTACTGGGGTTTGATGATGGAGATATGGTGTTCCAGCAGAAACCACCAGAGGAGGTGATGCAAGGGGCAGCGGAAGGTCCTAATATAGGAACACCACCTGGCATACAGGCGGAAGGTATCGAGCAACAGGGAGTTCAATAAAAAAGGGGGGAATGAAGAATGGTAGTAGAACCAGAAGTGAAGGAGAATATAGTACCAACCAGAACATCATCTATGGTGTTGGGTACCGAACCGTATGGGGAAGATGAAGGACAATTGTTGTCAGATGACTATGGTAAATTTGAATCACTTGATAAGTTGAGGGAAGGATATGCTCACAGTGAATCTAAGCTCGGACAACAGGCCAATGAGATTGGCTCTTTGCGAAAGCAGTTAGAACAATATCAGGAGATGGTTAATGCTCAACTGAGAAATGCTCCAGCACCACCTACTGTATCCAAGTCTACTTTTAATGACCTGGATGAAGAGGCCCTGGTAGAAATGGTAACGAATAGGCCTAAAGATTTCATAAATCAGATGACAGCAAATATCTCACAACAGATAATGAATCAAGTTTCCGAAAAGGTTAATGTAACGGAGACCAAGATACGGGGGCAATCCACCCTGGAAAAGAAGCATCCCGATTATCAGACACTGGTAGTCAACCCTGACTTCCAACAGTGGGTTACAGCTACAATACCATATCAAATGGCTATACTCGCTGATAGGGATACGGAGACTTTGAGTACTATTATTAATATGTACAAAAACTCAAAGGTGCCGAATCCGCCGGAAGTTAAAGTAGATACAAAGCGAGCTCAGGGCCTACCACCTGGTGGAGGCGGGGGGATTGAAAATACTCAGAAGCCCCTATTTACACGGGCTGAGTTAATGGTAATGATGGCTCAAGAACCCGATAAGTATAAGAGGATGCAGCCCCAGATTATGAACGCCTATAAGGAGGGCCGAGTGAAGTAGCCCTCCAAAAGACAAAACGAAAAAGGAAGTGATTTAAATGGCGATGAATGCACCGCATATAATTAACCCAAACGTATCTCCAATGATACCAGAACTTTGGATGGCGGAAGTTTTAATGGCGAGAGAGATGAACCTGGTTGCCTCTAAGGTCTTCTATGAGATTAACCATAGAGGTAAAAAGGGGGACGTACTTCATCTCCCGACACTCTCTCATTTAGTGGCTAACGATAAATTACCTGAAACTGAGGTAACTCTCCAGGCCCCGACCGAAGGCGAGAAGGTCTTCCATATCAATAAGCATAAGGAAGTATCTTTCATTATTGAAGATTTCACTGAAGCACAGGAGAATTATGAGCTTCGGCGTAGGTACACAGAGGAAGCTGGCAAGGCTCTGGCCAGAACGATTGACACTGACATCCTGGCCCAGTATGTCAACCTTGATAAGGTGGTAGCTGGTGATGATGGTATCACTGACTGGGATGCACTTATAGGGAACTCTGGCGACATCACTGATGTAGCTATCAGGAATATGCTTGAACTTCTGGATAATGCAG